AGAACACCAGGAGTGGTTGTTGTTGCACCTTTAGCAAATGGGTTTGCAACAATTCCGTAACGAGTCTTAAATCCAATTTTTGGTTGGAAACTATCTGGACCGACACTTCTTACCATCTGTAATGGAACGTATGGGCAGTAGAATATACCTGCGTCATAAGGTGAAGTACCTTTATAACCTGCAACATAGTACTGTGAAGCAGCTACGTTTGCAGCATATGGGTCGATGTAGACTCTGAACTTACCTGCAAGAACACCAGCAAATGTATTACCTGTGTCATCTACATTTAAGTTTGCATTTAACGCTGGTGTGTAATCAAGTACACCTGCCATTGTTAATGCTGAAGCAACGTCTGCGGAACATAGGATCATGTTGCCCTTTCCACGACGAGTTCTTTGTGCGATTGCGTTAGCATCTCTTTCGATTTGGAAGATCAAACCTTTGAACTTCTCAACAGACCATCTTCCGTTTGAGTCAACGTCTAAGTCGAAAGTACCACTTGTTGCTGTATTAACAGCAGCTCCTGGTTCTGCTACGTTATAGATTGTTCTAATAACTTCTCTGTTGATTTCAGCAAGAATCTCAGTTGATAGAATGTTTGCTAACTCAGCCTCTGCATTCAATCCGTGGATTGCTTTAAGGTCTTGAGCTAATTCTAAACTGTACTCTGCTTTTAGTGCTCTGGACTTCGCAGTCACAGTGACTTTCTCGATTGAGAATGCCATCTGATGGAATGCTGCTGCACCTGTACCGTCAAGTGATTCTGACTCACTTGTAGACATACCCTGACCTACGTTGTAGATCTTAGACTGTGCACTAGTTCCTGTTGCAGATGGATCAAGTAGACTTGGGTTAGAACCGTTTTGTGCGGTTGTACCTAAACCAACCTGACTGTCAACCATGCCAGCAGTGTTAGTTCTACCTTCATTCTGACCAGAGAATGCTGAATCTACCTCGTTGTAGAATGTCTCATCTCCTGATGGACCTTCAAGACGAGATCTCATTGCGAATATAAGTCCTGTTGGACCATTCATTGGTTGTACACCTGCAAGATCATATGCCACTAAGTTAGGCATTGCTCTTCTAATCAATGAGATTAGAACAGGGTCGAAACCTGCTACTGGTGATGCTGCAGATCCACTAAAACCAGGATTACCTGATCCAGATGGGTCTGTGTTCATTGTAGGTTGCTCTGTTAAGAACTCCCTCTCTTCTCTTAATGCTTTTTCTTGGTTTTCCAAGAGAACTGCTGTAACCATCTTACGATGAGGATCAGTAATTTTATCCTGACCTTCTGCGTTTAGTAGTGGTGCCCATTTCTCTTGTAAAGCCTCAGTATTAATAGGGGCTTGCATTTGAAATTTTACCTCGTTAAAAGTTTAGTTTGAATTTATGATATAAAAATCATTTTTTAGAAACTCTAGTCAGAGTCTTAAGGTAGGCTTCCATTGTAGGACTTACATTTCCTGTATAGTCTGTAGAACCTGCTTCCTCTGTTAGATTCTCTGCTGTGTTTCTTTGAGCTACTTTTGTTGGGAAATAAGATTCCTTCAACGTTTCTAGCTTCTCACGGTATGCTGTTTCACTTTCAAACTCAACATTGTCTACTAAACTAGCTAACTTGTCCTTTTGTGTTTGGGCAAGACCTTCAGTTACGTCTGCAAAGACTACATCGGATACTGACTCGGCTAATCTCCTGTTTAGAGCAACATTCTTTTCGATTTGCTCATTGAGTTTACCTCCCATTTCATCAAGTTTATCTACCATGCTCTCGATGACATCATATTTGTCTTCAGGTACAGATACATAATGTTCTTCAAAAAGACTCTTCATTCCAGTTAAGAATGAATCAGTCATTTCTGACTTGAGACCGGATTCAACAGCAATTTGATTGTCTGTCATCCACTCGTCTGCCACATACTCAAGGTATGAGTCAACTCTATCTTCAAGTTCAGATTTAATAGCAGCAACTTCTTCTACAAGTTGCTCTTCGTATTCAGCTTTGACACTTTCTCTTACATCAGCAAGTTTTGATTTAATTGCTGCTTCAAAGATTGTCTTTGCTTTATTTTGGAATTCTTCTGAAAGTTCTTCGCCTTCGAGAAGTGCTTTAACATCTGCTTCGATGTCAATCTCTTCCTCTTCAACGATTTCTTCTTCAGTTTCTTCCTCAGTTGCTTCTTCTTCAGCAACAACTTCTTGAGTTTCCTCAGTTTCAGTTGCTTCTTCTTCAGAAACTACTTCGTCTTCAGAGACTTCAGTTTCAGCGACAACATCGCCTTCAACTTCTTCCTCCTCTTTCATGCCCGCTGGCATTGGATCTGCAGGTTTTGCACCTTTAGAGACAATATCCTTAACCTGTTTTAAGGTTGTTCCGGGTGTTTTCAATTTGTTTGAATCATCATCAGGCTTTGAGTTCTCAGGAGTAGGGCCTCCTAAATCCTCATAAGACCCAGTTTGACCGGGAGTTGTTAAGGACAATTTTGGCATTGGATCTGCCGATTTTGCCCCTTTGGTTACTACATTTTCCATTTCGTTTAATTTTGACCAACGGACATTTGAATATTAGATTTAAAATAATCTGTATTTATTTATAATGTTACAGATTTGCTAAGAAATCTTGGAATAATCCAAGTTTATGCTCATCTAAAACATTTTGATCAACTAAAGTGTTAATCTTCTTTTTTGTTTGTGAAGCAAGTTGTTCACGAAGAATTCCTCCTTCCCAAACCCACTCTTTTCCTTCCATAATTCCTGATACAAAAGCATCAGGTGCTGATGGATCAGCAACAATATCTGCAGCAGTTGCTAACATGAAATCTTCGCCAACAACTTTACATCCATTACTACTTTCTCTTAGTGAACCAACACCACGAGAAGAAACTCCTAAAGTAACACCTTCATCTAATAAAGATTTTGCAATCTTACCCATTGGTGTTTCTAATAGTTGTGCCTTACCAACAAAATTATTTCCCTCTTGACGAAGAGAAGTAATTTTATGAGAAACTCTATCAAGGTTTACTGTAGGACCATCAGGATGTCCAAGTTCTCCAAGAGCACGACCTTTTGCAACGAATGCTTCATTATATCTGTTAACTTCTTTTGCAAGAGTTTGAACAGGATACATTCTTCCGTTACGATTTTTTAGATCTCCTTGAAGGAATACTCCCTCAATATACATTTTCTTTTTACTACCTTTTCCTTCGGTAATAAATTTAACGTCTGAGATTTCTTCTGTTATTAGTTTCATAGTCCTAATTTGTAAATCCTACTTTTGCACCTTTTACATTAGTTCCAGAATCAACAAAAACAACATCTGTTGGATTCTTTTCTAATAATTCTGATGTGCTTCCTAATATTGTAAAAGTTCCTATAGTAGCGGAACCACCGTTATTTTCAGCAACAGTAACAAGTCTAGCATCGGAAGTTGTGTTTACAAGACGAACAACTGTTGCCTCACTAAAACTAGATGCAGCACCGACAGTATTTGGTACATTTGCTTGTGTTCCTTTTACGAGAATTCTTGTCATTCTTTTGGTTCCTCAGTTTTTCTTGTATAGAATATAGAATACTATCTTGTATTTATTAAATTAAGTATCTTTATTCAGTTTCCTTTTCTTCTTCTGGTGTATCAGTAACTTCAGTTTCTGTTTCTGCTTCGACCTCTGTTTCTGCTTCTGCTTCAGGTTGATCAAACATAGTAGATGCTACTTTAGATTTCATAGCATCAATTCTTTCTCCTGTTTTTGCAAAAAGTGCATTTTTCAAAGCATCTGAAACTTCAGACGCAGAGGCATCTGTTGCTATAGCATTAATAATATCTTCCATGATTTAATGTTAAATTTATTTTTATTTATACTAGATCTTTCCACCCTTTGGTTCAGGTAAGACTGCACCATCTCCATCTTCGGGATCTACCATTGGAGCTTCTCCATTAGTAGGAACTTGACCAAGATCTCCTCCACCTTCTTGAGGTAATGGTTCTCCAGTTACTGGATCAACTGCACTTGGATCTGGTAAAATACCTTTTTGTATTTCATCTTCTATTTGCTCATCAATATCAAT